CTTTCTATGATGACCCTGTGTATGATATCAGTGATATCAACGAGGACGGTTTGATTGATAATCCTGGTGACATCCTCTTCCATAAGAGAACTAGAACAGGACAGAAGGATAACTATAGTCTAGGTCTAGGGTTCTCTATGACATGGAGTACACCTACAGATAAGAATTTACAAGACCTTTGTAAGAAGGCAGCAACAACACAGATTGAATTGAATGCTCAATTAGTTGCTAATAAAAGATTAGACTTTGAGATAGCTCGTCTTAAGAATTGTGGAGAATTAATGAAGGCAGGTATCATGTTCGCACCTGGAACAAAATATTCTTCTATATGTGCAGATGTTTTGGTGATGGGTAAGAACGCAATCACCCCACATGTACATGCTATCCCTTCGGTTTCAGTGCCGACTTCAAAACCCTTATCGCCTTCGTCCTCTCGCGCTGAAGATCTCGGCGTTCCTTTAGAGACAGAATAGGAACTGACTTACCTCTAATAGCAGCAATCTTTTTAATAACTTTCTTAACCGTTGGTTTGACTACTTTCAATAGTAAGTCTGCCAGCGGTTTTGCTAATAGTGCTGATGTAGTAGCGATGACAGCAATGCCACCCACTTGTGCTACCTGTCCACCACTAGGAAGACCAGCAATAACTTGTTGAGGTATACCTACTGCTTCTGTAATCTGAATACATTCATTACCGACCAGTTTATATTCAGTAACTTTCTTTCTATACCCTTGCACATATGTGCCAACAGGTTCTTTTGCATTTTGTGATGCTGTCGGACATTCTACAACAGCACTAGCAACAGGAGGTGGTGCCACCTCTGGTGCTTCTGGTATTTCTGGTGCTTCGGGAGGGTCTACCTTAGGCAATTCCTTAGGTGGACCTGTAAAATTCATCTGGTCAGGTTTATAATCCAGAGGATTAAAACTGGGATAACCAGAATCGCAATACGTAACCAAACCATTTTCATCATCAATACCTACAGTATTAGATTTATTATTAGACTCGTGTGCTTCTACACATCCAGGTACATTAATAATTGGGGTGCCAATGTCTACAACTACTGGAGGTGCTGATGGTATTGATGGTGGTGCATATCGATATGTTTGAATATCATTAACACCAATATCATTAATATCAATACTCACTCCAGTAATTATAGGTATGTCCATTAGCAATCATTAAATACACTACCAACTTGTGATCCAAGAGATGACCCTGCTTTCTGTCCTAGGAGCAATGCCCATCCACCTGCTAACCAACCCACGTAAGGGACGCTAGCAAGGGCAGGAACAGCGACACCAGCAGCGATAGCACTACCTGCCATTGCACCTTGAGACCGTGCTCCAGCGTCCGCCACGATACACTCTATGTCTTTTGCAGACTTTCCCTCGCCGTCTAATGCAGCACCTCCTAGGTTGCGTGTGCCGTCCATAGTGAACTGATCAACACGCCACTCACGACGAGACTCAGTGCCACCACCAAACAATCCTTTCTTATTGCTATCAGAAGATAATGATCTTTGTGACTCAAGAATTTTAGGATCGTTTGCACGATACTCAATCTCATATCCATCCTTACCTGCTTTGATAGTATAGGATGAATATTCTCCTCTAGGAATATTAATAGTAGGGACTTCTCTCACTTTAGGAGTATTGTCCCTGACCACATATCCTAAAAGTCCAATATGAGAAATACCAACCAATGCTCCTAGTGCAAGTGCAATACCCTTAATGGGCGACTTGCTCGGTACTTGCACAGGGACTTGCTCGGTAACTTGCTCGGTCTCTTTTTTATTAGGATTAAATATGTCCATGATTAGAATGGTAGAGCAGGACCAGTTTTACCAGGCAGTTCTGGTACTTCAGGCATTGCAGCATCTAGCATCCCTGGAAGGGCACTAGTAACTGCTTCTGTTGCTGCCTTTGTTGCTGCTGCTGTAGCACTCTCAATGAGTGCATCCTTTTGCATATAAAGATAAGCACCACCCCCTAGGACAGATAAAGAAACTAGACCAGATAACAACGCGATACCGTTAATCAATTTTTGCATCTTTCTTCTCCAATGTAGGTGCTTCTTTTTCGTCTTTCTTTTTAGACGCAACGACACCGAATGTCGCAAGCGTTCCAGTAAAGACGCTGGCGATAAAAGTCGGATCAATATTTTTCTGAGGAATGCCAGGAACAGTTACATAATTAAGAGTCAGAATTGCTGCTGACCATCCAAGAATAATAACTCGGACGAGAGTTGATACACCCTCATCCGCCCACTCAAATTTGTTTTCCTTTTTGGCTTCCTCTTTCTTTGGATTTGTATCCATGAGTCAAGAGCGAGGCTCTTTTATTTATCATTTAAATATACGTTTCCCGATACCGAAATTCTATAGTCATCCGAAGTATAGAATGGGTTTACTGCATGATTTAATCTTGAAGGAAAGAATGCCATCTTCCATTCAAAACTTTTATCGATATTAAGATATTCTGTATCTAATCCACCCAGTGAATTATTGTATTGAAACGTAAATGCTGCTGTCTCATCACCCTTCAGGTTATATCTCTTTCTTTCTTCTGCTAGATCGTAGGGAATCTGCACCCATATAACAAAAGAAAAAACCCCTGAATGAATATGCAGAGGGTTGAAGTCATACTTCTTTTGATAATTAATCCAGAGTTTTTCTAAATCAAAATCAACTTTAGACATATCACGCATAGTTTCTGCAACACCCATACTGGGTTGCATTCCAAAATGCTGTAGATAAAGACTTGACAAATTTTTAGTAAAGAGTTGTATCTCCTCACCAATTGGAAGATGCCACTCTTGAGCAAGATGACCTCGCAAAGTATTGCGAGCATCAGACTCAGATGTTTTATGTAAGACTTCGATAGTTTCTTCTAACTCTTTCCTCACAACAGAAGGAACTTCAATCAACAAATATCCTGGAGATTGAAACTGCTTCACATGATAATTAAACTCACTCATTCGTCTGTCGTTTCTTTCCAATATTATACTTAGACTCTAGCGTCCATTCTGCCTTTTCTTTATAGGCAATAACTTTAATCTGACTTAAGGGTGCTGCATCAGTTACAGAATCTTGCTTCACTATTTCTACAAGTCCCCAATCGGAGAGTAGTTTAATAATTCGGTTACGTCTCTGTAGATCATTCTCGGAGAAGTTTGCTTTTTTGCCATCGAGTGCAAACAACTCTTTGAAATGAACAATGTAGTACTGACCCTTCTTATGAAGAATGTGACAAGATTGATATAGTTTCTTTTCTTTTCTAGAAGCAACACCAATACGAGTAAGGGTTTCACGAACCTTAAGGAAATCATCTGGTTCCTTAAGGTTCACTTCGACCATATCATTTTTGGTCCACTGAACCTCTTTAATCTCATTCATCGTTTCTTACCCCCTTTATTCAATTTAGATCTAATAACATCAAGTTGGGTAGGAGATAGAATCCTGAGAGCTTGTTCAG